ACTGCGCAACCTTGAGGCAGTCGCAGCGCTAAACTCAACTGAGCGTTCTGTTGTACGTCTTGTTAACAGCGCAAGCGCAGGGGATGCGGCAACGCAACCTGTCCGCGTCTTCGGCCAAGACACCTTTTTAGGTAACGTTTACGAGTGGCTTAGCCCCCGGCGCAGCGCGCAGATGAGCAAGCTTGGTGAGGTCAATGAGACTGCCCGGTTGCTTGGTGGCATTCTGCAAGAAACTGACGACGGAGTTATTCGTGCGGGTGCGCCTGAGTTTGAAGCAGAGGTGCGCTTGTTCGACGCTGAAGACGCGCTGGGGCTTGAGCAACTGCGGCAAAGCATGGCGGACGCGCTGACGGACACAGGAATAGACGAAGGTGACTTCCTCGTAGCAATCGAGCGCACGCGTCGGTTCCGTAACCTGGGCAAAGAAATCACAGCCGATGACTTGCGGATGGAACCCGAAGTGTTTGCCAAGCTTAAGCCACAGATTGACGAGGCGGCTGACCACTTAGACAAGTTCTACGAAAAGAAACGTGCACAGATGGTGGAGAGTAACATCTACCAAAGTGACATTCTCACCGAACTAAACGGCCAAACGTACAACAAACGGGCGTTCAGTCATCGCAACATAATGCTACTGGATGACCTGCTTGAGCGCGAAAAAATGCACAAGCTCATCACAGGCGCAATCGTGGCAAAGCAAGGACTGCCCAAAAAATACTTGGCGCGCAAGGTTGCGCTGGGTGACGTTAAACTTGATGGCGTGCGCATTGACGATTTCGGGGATGGCGCAACGATTGAGTTCAAGACAGACTTTATTCTCAAGAACTACGACGCAGAGATTACGGCCAAGGCTCAGACGTACATGAACCGCCTTGGGCGCGCATATTACGACAACGTTGTGGACCGGGTACGCAACGCACGGGAAGGTCGGATTGATTACTTTACAAGCGACGACCTTGAAGAAGAAATTGTTGAGGCGTTGCTGCGGGAGTTTAAGGCTGACGCAACCGACGTTGAAGCCGCAGAAATGGCACAGCTTGTCACAAACATTCTGGTGCGCAAGCAGCGTCCGAACAGCAAGCGACCCGACGCAGATTTTCTGAACAGCAAGCTAGGGCTAGACGACACGTTCAGCATGTCATTGCGTGAGCTTGGGTTTAGCAACGCCGACGTGACGCGTTTGTCTGCAAGCTTAGACGAAACGCTGGGCAGCAGTCGTATCAGCAAAGGCGACCGAATTAGCTTTGAAGACCTGATCGTAAGTGACGCGCTGAACCTAGCTAACTCTGCCCGTTGGGGTGCAAACAGACTAAGCGTGCTGGGCAAGCGCGGCATTCTAAAAGAAGACGACACCGTAGCAACCAAAGTGCGGCGCATGCGCAAGCAGTTTGAGGACTATAAGGAAAAGGCAAAGAAGCGTGGGACGAGCGCTAAGACAATCCAGCGTGAAAAGCATCGTGTTAATCGCGGCATCTTTGACTTGATGACTGCGGCAGGGCGCAACCCGAACCGGGCGTACGACGAAATGATTGACGTTGACCCCGTAACGCGCAGCCAAGTTGCAGGCTTTGATTCTGCATTTGGACAAATTACCAACGGCGCACGCAACCTGACGACCGCAGTGTTCCTGCCGCAAGTAATGTTTGCGCAAATTCCTGAGTTTGTGCAGGTAGCTTCAACGGTAGGCTTGGGCAATGCGAAGTTCTGGAACGAAAACTTCAATGTGCTTAGCGATCTTAAACGCGCCAACAAAACTGGAAAGTTCGACACGCAGACAGCGGAAGACATGGTGTTCGTGGCTGGGATTGACCCTACTAACTCGCTGTTCCGCTTTGACCGCCCTGATCTAAACATGCGTGCGGAAGGCCAGACAAAAGCTGCGCAGTTTTACAACATGACAGGCAGGGCGCGAGAGTTAAGCATGGCGCTGAATTTATTGAAGCCCATCACTATGTTAATGCGTGCGCTAACGTATAGGCGCAGCGTTGCTAACCTGTTCAAAAGCGCTAACGGCAAGAATAATCCTTTTGATGAATATGACCTTGGCGTCATTATGAACCTGCCCGAAGGACCACGCCGGGACTTAGCGTACGATCTTATCAAGCGGTTCGCAGAGGTAGACGCAGACACAGGCACCGTGCGCAGCCTGCGGACTGACCTTTGGCACGACGTGAGCGACGAAGCGTCTATGCTAGCCGACGACCTTGAGCTACGCCTCAACGAGTTTGCGCACAGGCTTGTCCAAGAAAGCAGCATGGGCATGTCCCCGGCGATGCTGCAAGGTGGCCTGATGAAATACTTTACGCAGTTTATGACGTACAGCTTGAACGCGTTTGAGAAGCAAGCTGTACCGCTGAACGCCAGGGTGCGCAGTGGCAACGCAAAGAAAGCGCGGCTGATTCTGTACGGGGGCTTGGGCGCAAGCATGATGATGTACCTAAGCAAGCTGTACGTTAGCACGGCGGGGATGAGCGAAACCAAACGACGCGAGCGGTTTGAAAAAGGTTTGCACCCGGCACGTGTCGCGCAGATGAGCGTTAGCTACATTCCAGCGATGGCCGCACCTATGACATTCGTTGCACCAATGTTGCAAATCATGAGCAACGCTGGGCAAGACACTCAGCTTAGTCGTGGTGCTATCCCTACCGCCCCTACCCTGCAAGCCGTAACGGGGCTGTTAGACAGCATGCAAGGCGTCAAGCGCCTGATGACTGGCGACCCTACAGAATATTCGACTACGCAGCTTATGCGTTATATAACTATGGGTGCGAGCCAGCTCCCATACGTGGTGCCATTTACCAATTCAGCATCCGCTGTAGTGGCAGGTGAGGCACCGTCCTTTGGCCCTAATGCCATGACACCAGCAGAGGAACAGTAACATGGCCTATACGCCAAACACCTATAGCACGGACGGGAGCGTTCGCGACTTCAACATCACGTTTCCTTTCCTGCGGGAGAGCGACGTGCGCGTTACTGTATTCGATAGCGCAGGAAATGAGTTATCGAACACGGCGGACTACGACGTAGCGATACAGAAACCGGACGCAACCTTTCAGATTCGCGTCGTCGCATACGGGACGATCAACAACGTAGATGGCGGCACCGCTTTAGCATCCGGTTACACTGTTACGATCAGCCGCGTTACGGACATATCAACGCTTATCACTGTGTTCCAAGATGGCGCATCACTGCGTGCGGAAGACATTAACGCGCTAATCTCGCAGATTAACTACGCGCTTGAGGAATTTGGGCAAAACACGACGACTGCCCTGGGCAAGAACATCACGCAAACCGCGTGGGATGCTACTTCGCTCCGCATTACGAACCTTGCGCAGCCGACAGCCGACAACGACGCAATCCGCAAAGTGGACGTGGACAGCGGCATTGGGCCTGACATTACAACGGTGGCGGGGATTGCAAGCGACGTGACGAACGTGGCGAACGACGCGACGGACATTGGGACTGTTGCGTCAGACATCACTGGCACGAACACGATTGGCACCGTGTCGAGCAACATTGCCGACGTGAACACAGTCGCGACAGACATTGCCAACGTGAACACAGTGGCCGCTGACACAGCCGACATCGGGACCGTTGCGGCAGACATTCAAGTGGGTGGTCCCGACAACATTGGCACAGTCGCTGCTGCAATCGGTGACGTGGGCATTGTCGCGGGCATTAACGGGCAGGTGCAGACAGTCGCCGGGGCAATCGCTAACGTCAACACGGTCGCGGCTGACACGGCGGACATCGGGACTGTTGCGACTAACATTGCAAACGTGAACACTGTTGCCGGAATTAGCAGCGACGTGACAAGTCTCGCGCCACAGGCCAGCAACATCGGCACCCTAACGCAAGCCGCTAACTTGACTGCGCTGCAAAACGCACAGGCTAACGCCACGGCTGCACAGGCTGCGCTCAACCAGCTCAACAACAAGTATCACGGCAGTTTCACGAACGTGAACAACGATGATGCTGAAGTTGAAGCGGACATTGCAGGCGATGCGAACCTGACGCTTGAAGCTGGCGACCTGTACTTTGACAGCACCAACACAAAACTGCGGTATTACGACGGCTCGAACTGGTACAACGCAGCAGCCGCGCAGGTCATCAACACGACCAGTCTGCCGAATGTAGGTGACGTGAATGCCTACGTGAACCTGACCACGGACGACTTCTTAAAGTACGATGGTACTGGTTGGCAGAACGTCAATCCCGCAGCCGTGCGTCAAGCGATTAACGTCGAGGATGGTGCGACAGCCGACCAGACGGGCAATGAGATAAAGACAGCGTTGTTCAACGAGCTTGATACAAACAACCTTACGGACACGCTGCTAGGTGACTTGCAAACCGCGCTGCAACCGGGCGACGTTGTGGACAACGTGACTGCGGGTGGGACGCAAGTGCCACTGAGCGCGCAGCAGGGCGTGGAACTCAAGAGTCTGGTTGACACCAAGCAGGCCAACATCACGACCAGCACGGCGCTGGGTGCTGCCTCGCTTACTACGGTTGTCGATAGCGCTAACGTAGACGTGCGAGAGGCTGCTGTCATTGACAGCGGTGCAGTCACTACGTCGCAAGATTTGGTCGGCGATGCTGCCCTCTACAACGTCACTGGCACAGGTGTCGTTCTGTCACTAGACACGACAGCGCTAACTGCCGGGACAATAGTGTCAATCTACGCCAATGGATACGACGTTATCCTGCGCCAGACAGCAACGACTGCGAACCAGTTTGGCGTGGTGCGGCTGGACGGTGACACCACGACGAACAGAGGTGGCACGGGGACGATTGCGGATACGACGGTCGCTAACGGTACACTCGCAACTATAACGGTGGTGTCTAGCGGCGAGGCGGTCATCGCGGGTCAGGGAGTAAGCTAAATGGGCATTGTAAGCGCAATGATGCAGGTTGGCGCGGCGATCAAGCATGCCGTGGCCGCGCTGTTCAAGGTGACGCACTCCCTGCGTTTTGATGGTTCGGGGGATTACCTTACTGATACGTTTGGCACACCAACCGATCAGCACACTTGGACTCTATCGTTCTGGCTAAAAAAGGCTGACACCGAGGATGATAGCGTGGTGTTCGACGCTTCTGGCAACGGAGACATTTTCTACATACAGACTCGCTCTAACGCAGCCGCTAGTAACAAATTACAGTTGTTAGCTAGAGATGCCACGATTGATGTCGGCATACGCACAAGCGCTGCGGTAACATTCAGTGAATGGACACATGTTGTCGTCGCTTTTAACCGTGTGGCATCATCAACAAACGACAAACTAAAGTTGTGGGTCAACGGTTCTCCGGCAGGTATTGACACGGGGTATGATTACCGTTCGAGCATCGGCGGAAGCACTAACATACCGATGAACCGAAGTGGAGAGACGTTAAACATTGGTAGATATAATGCCAATAGTAACTACATGGACGGCCAACTAGCCGAAGTCCACTTCATCGACGGCCAAGCGCTCACGGCGAGCGACTTCGGCGAAACCCGCAACAACCAGTGGGTGCCAAAAGAGGTAACGGGCGTGACCTACGGCAACAATGGGTTTTACTTGCCGTTTGACCGTAGGACCGAGGGGGTGACGTTGTTGATACGTGGTGACACCCTGACGGACTTGTCGGGCAACCAAACACCAACGGCTCATGGGAACGCCTTTGCTGGTGATACATCCCGAGTGAAGTTTGCCACAGGGTCCATGTCGTTTGATGGCAGTGGCGACTATATCAATGCTGGCAGCACAGACCTGCTAGACGTGGCGGGAGGCGACTGGACGATTGAGGCTTGGGTGTACCTTCCCGACCTGTCTCCCAATTACCAGATGATTGCTGCTTCTGGTGGATCACTTCTTTCGTACACCAACTCTGGCGGACTTGCGTGGCAATGGTTTATACGACCCACGACCATACATTTTTTCTGGAACACTGCCAGTTCTAACGCCTCCGTATCTGGCACACATGGCATGTCAATAAACACTTGGCACCATGTTGCGGCTTCACGCAGCGGAAGCACTTTCAGGTTGTTCATTGATGGTGCGCAAGTTGCTTCTGCTACTGGTACACCTTCTACCCCTAGCGGCACTGACAGAACGGTGATTGGCATCGGCAACAATCTCGCTGCTGACCCTTTCAAGGGCAACATCGAAGACTTTCGCATCACCCGTGGCATCGCCCGTGACATCGCTTCTGGCTTCAGTAATGGCACCCCAATCTCCGGTGGCGGCTGGGACGTTTCGCTAACCAACGACATCCAATACGGCTCGCTGGGCCGGGACGCCACGACGAACAGCAACGACTTCACGGTCCCCGCGAACACGCTGACCCCCGACGACCAGTTGATCGACAGCCCGAACCTGCGGTTTGCTACTCTGAGCTATACGAATAACGCTAATGTTACCCTAAGTAACGCCAACTTAACTGCCCTTAGCGGGACCAGTACTGGTCGAAGAGCGGTAGCCGACAGTGGGATTTCCAGTGGCGCATATTACTGGGAGGTACTATCTCAAGATCAAACTGCCGGGCTATTCGCTGGCATCGTTAACACTGCTACTCCTGCAAATACCAACGATTTTATTGGGGGCAATAGTGGTGCTCATGGTTGGTGGAGCTATGGCTCAACTTCCGATAAGTACAACGGCGGCAACAATGATGGAACACTAGCTCCTGGTCTTCCAGCAGCCGTAGTCGGTGACATTATTCGTGTGCGGTTTGATAGCGGCACGAATACGTTGGACGTAGCGCTTAACAATGGTTCATGGTTTACAATAAGCAGTTCTGTTTCTTCTGGTACATGGTATCCCGTATTTGGTGATGGTTCGGGTGGCAACACCTCCAAAGTGACATTCAACTTCGGTCAGGACCACACGTTCGCCGGAGTGAAATCACCCCTGACCTCCCCGTACACCGACGACGATGGCAACGGCGAGTTCTACTATGCACCACCAGCTGGCTTCAAGGCGTTGGCGACAAGTTACTAAGCACCACAAAAAAGGAACCTAAACGATGACAGATAGCAAAAGCTGGTACGCCTCAAAGACCGTATGGGCCGTGTTGGTCATGCTCGGCAGCGTGGCAGCACGCAACCTTGGCGTGGACCTTGGGCCGTTTGAGGACGAGATTGCCGCGCTGATTCTCGACGGCGTTGCACTTGTGGCCGGGG